AAACTAATACTAATTATGATAAAAATGGAGATATAACTCTAGATCCAACTTCGTGCACATATAAAGATAGTGAAAATTTGATAACATTAGAGCATTTTATTGATGATGAAGGTAGATGGAAGTATATTAATTTTGAAAATGTTATTGCGGCAGAAGAGAATGGAAAGAAAAAACTTTATAGAATTTATAATGTAGTTAGGGAATTGTATAGTGTAACAGCTTATGCAAGGCCTATTTTTTATGATTTAATAGATAAAGTTCTATTAGATGTAAGACCTACTGAAAAGCTAGGGCAAGAAGCTTTAAATATAATTTTAGAAGGTACACCATTTACAGGGCATAGCAATTTAAATACATTAAGTACGGCTTATTATATCAGAAAAAACATTGTAGAAGCTCTTTTAGGGGATGAAGAAAATTCTTTTATTAATCGTTGGGGTGGAGAATTTTATTGTGAAAACTTTGATGTTTACTTTAATGATAAAATTGGGTCTGATAACGGAGTTAGAGTTGAATTTGGATATAACCTTAACGAAATAGAAGAAGATGTAAATATAGAAGAAGTAGTAACTAGAATAATTCCAGTCGGGTATGATGGAATTATGTTAGAAGGCAATACTCCATGGGTAGATAGCCCTTTAATAAATAAATATACACAACCTAAAATGAGAGTTATAGAATTCTCTGATATAAAAGTTAAGGAAAGCTCTGATGATGAAGAAGGTTTTGATACTATAGAAGAAGCTAGAGCTGAATTAATTAAACAATGTAACTTATTATTTGAAAATGGAATTGATAAGCCTTCGGTAAATTATAAAATTGATATGATTAACTTAGCTAATACTACTGCATATAAAGATTTTAAAATGCTTGTTGAAGTTAATAAAGGTGATACAGTAACTTGTTATATAAAACATTTAGGTATAGATGTTAAAGCTAGAGTTATAGATTTTGAAAGAGATTTAATAACTGGAGAATATACATCTATAGAATTAGGTAACGTTATTAGTAATTTTTTTAATGAACAAGCGGATATCCAAGGCAAAGTAAACAATATTTTAAATAGCAATGGTACTGTTAAAGCACAAACATTAGAAGGAACAATAAATGCAATACAAGCACAATTTAAAGCGCTTAAAGATGTAGCCCAACCACAAGATGTTAGAGCTATGCTTTTTGAAGATAGAGTAGAAGATAGCCCTACATTTGGATGTATGTGCATAGGAACTATGGGATTTGAAATAGCAAGTAGTTTTAAACCTGGAACTAAAGAGTGGGATTTTAGAACATTTGGAACTGGCAAAGGATTTATAGCAGATCATATAATAGCTGGTATATTATCAGCTGTATTAATAAGAAACCTAGATGGGTCTTTTGAAATAGATTTATCTAAACCTGGAGGAGCACTTTTTAAAAATAATGGCAAAGATGCTATTAAAATAGAAAATAACGCTATAAAACTCTACAATTGGGCAAAAGCAGGAGATTATATTGGTGCTTTAACTGCTCTTGCAAGAAAAAATGACAATACAAAGGCAATGATAGGGTTGGTTAATGATACTGATTCAGCTATATCTATAGGGTACAATAGCATAGATAAAGATGGAGAAGAATTTAAAAGCTATATAGAACTTGATAAGTATGGAGTTTTAGGAAATTTAAATCCAATAACATTTTTACAGGATATAGGATTATTAAATAGAGTATTAAATATCGGTAAAGATAATGAACATTCAATTTACAATTCAAGCAGTGATAATTTATGCATATTACATAAAGATAAAATACTGTTTGTTGATAAAGATAGTGGTAAAGTTTATTTTAAGATGGGAAACGATGAGTTTACTTTTTATGATGCTGACGGCAATCCATTCTTTTGGAAAGATAGAGGAAGAAAAAATTTTTCTATAAATGGAGATTTAGAAATAAACGGAGAAATAACTGGTGTAGTTAGAAACTTTGAAGGTGATATTATTTATGATAGTAATAATCCTGGAGGAAGTGGAGGTACTACCGAACAAAATGCAATAATCGAAAGTGCTAGAAAATTAATCGGTAAACCTTATGTATGGGGTGGTAATTACCCACCATTAGGAAGTAGCAACGGAACAGACTGTAGTGGATTATGCCAATGGGCCTATAACGATAATGGGATTACTATAAGCAGAACCACATATACACAAATAAATGAAGGGATAGAGGTTACTGTTGATGATTTACAACCAGGTGATTTAGTATTTAGTAACTTTAGTTCTCCTGGAGTGCCAGAACATGTTTATTTGTATTCTGGCAAAAATTCTAATGGTGAATTAATGTGTGTTGAAGCACCTAGAACTGGGTTAAATATAAGAGAAAGAGTTTTTACATGGACAAGCAGTATGAGAGCTAGAAGAATATTATCTACCAAAGCTTTGATAAATGAAAATGTAGAATTAAAAAATAAAATTTTAAACCTTGAAGAAAGACTATCTAATTTAGAAAAATTATATAGATAGGAGGCATTATGAATACTAAAACAATTAAATTTGATTTAAATAAATTTAAATTATATGAAAAAATAAAGGCGAAGCAAGGAGATACTAAAAGTAGATTCTTGCTTTTTCAGTTGCTAGATGGATCAGCACCATTTAATCTAAAAAATAGAAGTGTAAGAGCTTATATGATTAAGCCTGATGGGAAAGAAATATTTAATGATTTAATAGTAAATAATTATAACCTTGGCTATTGTACATTAGAATTAACTAATCAGGTATTAGCAGTACCAGGAACATTAAAAATTGAATTAATGGTTACAGAAGGAGATAAAAAATTAACTTCTTCTGTATTTGAGTTAGAAGTTGTTAAAAGCATTAATAGCGAAAAATCTATTGTATCTACTAATGAATTTACAGCTCTGCTTAATGGATTAGCTGCTTTATCTGAATATGATAATTATAAAAATTCAGTAAAGGAAATGGAAATAAATAAAGCTAATAAAGCTGAAGTTGAAGAAAAATTCATTTCTGTTGAAGAAAAGATAAAAAATAATAGCGAACAATTGGAACATATTGAAAATAAAATAGTTGAATTGAAAGCTGATAAAACAGGTCAAACAGACATTTCAGAAATTTTAAAAACTTGCATTGAAAAAGCTAATACAGAACATAAAAATGTATTTATTCCAAAAGGTGATTACAAAATAGATAAAATTGTAGAATTATTAGATATTAATAATGTGTCTATCGAATGTGAAATAGGTACGAAATTCATTGTTAATTTAACTGATATAGATAATTATAATGTTATAAAATTTAATAATTCTAATAATATTAATTTTTCTGGTGGTAAATGTGTTAATATAAATGATGATTTAAGAAGTAGAAGTTTATATAATGGAGCATTTCTTACATTTAATAATTGTTCTTTTGTTGAAGTTCATAATTGTATTAGTGAAAATATGAATTATTTAGTGCAATTAAATCAAAGATGCCATGATGCCTTAATATATAATAATGAATTTTATAATAGCTCAATTAAAGAACAATCATCAATGAGTGCAATACTTTGCTATTCATCATACAATGTAGATATTTATAATAATTTTATTCAAGGACAAACATATGACGGTACTATTTCAGTATTCGGTAGTGGTAGCAACAACGTAAATGTATATAACAATAGAATGTTTAATTATTTTGATTTAAATACAGTAAATTATTTAAGTCAAGGCATAACAATTGACCAAGGTTGTAAATTTGTCAATGTTTATAATAATGAAATTCGTGGTTATTGGTATGGTGTAGATGTAAAATCTAACGTTGAATTTATAGATGTTTACGATAATACTGTTAAAGGTTGCAAAATTGCTATAACTAATAGAGATGGCGAAGCAACAGAGGGAACTTCAACTAATGAGGTATATATCAGAAATAATAAAATAACATTTAATGAATTGTATCATAAAAATTTAGATAATTTTCAATTAGATGGATTTCAACAAATTGGTATAAGTGCTATTAATAGATATGGTTGCAAAATTACTAATAATGAAATATTAGTCGATTATACAATGACAACTCCATGTTGTGGAATTTATGTAAAACCTAACACTACTGTTAGCAAAGATTATCTAGAAGAAACAATAATAAATAATAATAAAATTTCGCTTTTATATGCTTTTTCTACCTTTTATTATGCTAATGATGGAAGTTGTGCTTTATTTATAAATAGCGGTAAAAACATAAAAATAAAAGGTAATTATTTAAGATTTTATAGTTCAAGAAGTTGTAATACAATTCTATTCAAAGGTGAAAACACTAACTTATTTATTGAAGAGAATACAATAAAAAATCAAAATCCTAGTATGAGATTAATTAAATTATTTGACGATAGTTCAACTCTTAAAAATTCAATTATTCAAAATAATAGATTAGAAGACACAACAATTTTAATTTGTGATGATGTAATAATAGAAACTAAGAATAACTATTTCAAAGATAATTTTGGATTTAGAAAAATTATTGATGGCGGTTATACTTCTAAATTAGTATTAGGTAACAATACTGCTGACACACTATACAGAATAACAACACAATATACTCCTACAATGTTATTTAATATAAAAGTAAATGTTTATAATACTGGTCAATGCATTAGTGGGCTACTATCAGTAAAAATAACTAATGGAACTGCTTCATTAACTAATAGTCAAGTACAAGGTAATGAAAATATAAGATTTGAAATTCAAAATAATGGTACTTGCGATTTTAATATTAGAATAAATAATCAAACTGGCGAAAGTATTCGTTTGTATTCTATATTAGAATTGTTAAGTGTAGACCAAATAACAAATATAATTTAACTCACACTTGATTTAAAGGACGCATGAAAATAATAAAAATTTCCTTAAATAAAAAGAGAACTTTATATAAATTAATAAAAAGGAAATGGTAATAAATAATTTACTATTTAGATTATAGACAAAAGTAAAAATAGCCTTTGTTAAGTAAAAATATTTTAGGGTTAGAAATAAATCTTCTATCCAGTTAAGAATATGATAATAGTAATTGAATATTCTATAGTATTTGAGATAAGATTATAATGAGGTGATAATTTTGACAATTAATGAAGTAAATATAACTTTAGGTAAAATATTTGCTTACGATTTAGGATGTACAGATAGTGGAGTTAATTGTGATTTATTACGTAATAAACTTAAGGGGACATTAGAAAATATGGATGAAAACACCTTAAGAATTACATTAAGTAAGTATATAAGAGATTGCTTTCTAACGGATGAAGCAATAAGTCAAGGGTATGGAATTGAAGATGTAAAAAGATTTATAGAGTGGTTAGATGAATTTATGGATATATATGTCTAAAAATACAAATATGGTATAATAATTTCTATCTAAGATAGAAAGGAAGTTTACATATGAAAAAAAGACCTGCAATTCCAGAAAGTATTAAAAGACAAGTTAGACAAGAAGCTAAATTTGGGTGTATATTTTGTGGAAGTCCTATAATAGAATATCATCATATTGAACCATATTGCAAAGTTAAATGTCATGAAAAAGATAATTTAGCCATTTTATGTCCAGAACATCATCATAGAGCAAATTGTGGAGAGCTATTAAAAGAAAAAGTTATAAATGCAAAAAATAATCCATTTAATTCAACTGTTAACTTTGTTAGAAAAGAATTTTGTTTAAATAAATATGAAAATATAAGATTTGAATTAGGTGGAACATCATTTATAAAATGTAATACAATATTACAAATTGATGATGAACCTATAATATCAGTTAGACCTGATGAAAATGGATATGCTTTATTTAGTGCTAAATTTTATGATTATAATAATATATTATTAGCTGAAATTGTTGATAATGAATGGATAGCATATTTAGATAATGAGTTTTGGGATATACAGTATTCACCAGGTAAATTGAAAATAAACAATGAAAGAAATAAAATATTTTTAGAAATTAAAATAGAAAGAGAAATTTTTAGGTTAAGAACAGAACTTTATTATAAAGGGTACAAGGTTTCATTTTTACCTAAAGAAACAATTGTTGAAAATTCTAGATTTAGTGAGTGTTTAATTGAAGAATGTAAAATAGGTATTTTATTAACTACACAAAATTACAATAAAATAAATTAATTTAAGAGCTTAGGAAACTAGGCTCTTTTTTAATGAAAAAATAATAGATACAGATTATGGAGTCTAAGCGTAAGCAGTAGCTGTATCTATTATTAAGTATTAAAGATGTGGATGATAGATTTAATATTGTTCGTAAAAATTAAAGATATTTTATACTCATGTTTACAAAAAGTTTATTTTATCAGTATAACTTATATTGAGGTGATAAAAATGAAAAATGAAATAAAAAAATGGGGATTACCACCAATATTGGAACAAAGAAAGGTAGATTTTATGTTTGAGCCCAATAAGTTATTAGATAAAATCAACAACACAAAGAAAGATTGTATTAAGAATTATTATAGAGGTTTACACTCTACGGATGGTTCAGTTAAATTCTGCTTATATGACTTTGAATCAAATGAAATAGTATTTACTATGGATTTTTTTAGGGGTCATAAATTTAGCAAAGAAAAATATATAAAACTTCAAGTGTTATATGTTAATGCGATTGAGCTTAGAAAGAAAGGTATAGCTACTTATTATTTAAAAAAATTACGAGATTATGCTGAAGAAAAAGAGATTTGTAAAATTAAAATATATGTTAATCCCAATGATAAATTATTTGAAAATAAAGAGAATACATTATCTAAAAAAGACTTGATTAAATTCTATAAAAAGATAGAAAATGATAAATTATTTATAGAAATAATAGAATAATTAATATTAAGTAAGAAGTTAGAGTAAAATCTAGCTTCTTTTTTAATATAAAAAAGAAAAGGAAGGTGTAAGATGGAAACAATAAGTATTGCATTAGTTTGTACAGTTGTAGGGGCTATTATAAGTTATGCTACATTTCAAAGAAATAAAGGGCATGACATAAGGGCAGATACTAGAGAAGAAGCTGTAACAAGAGCTAAGCTAGATTATATAGCTACAGCCGTTGATGAGATAAGGCTAGATAATAAAGCTAGAGATAGAGAAGTAACAGAACTTAAAGAGAGAGTTATAAGAAATGAAGAAAGTATAAAATCAGCACATAAGCGTATTGATGGATTAGAAGAAGAAAGAGGAGTGTGTTAATTATGTCAAAAGTATTAAAATCTATATTAGTAAGATTAAATAATAAGGGAACAATCCTTTCATTAGCAGCTTTAATTGTAAGTTTATTAATTCAGTTTGGAATAGACATTGATTCAGAAAAAATTATAGGAATTGTACAAACTATATGTTCAATTTTTATTTTGCTAGGAGTGCTTAATGATCCAACTGAAAATGCAAATGCTTATATTCCAGGAGTAAGCGATAAGTTAATAGATAAAGAATAATTTTGAGGGCCAATAGGCTCTCTTTTAATTTATAAAAATATATTAAGAAAGAAGGAATTTAAAAATGAAAATTGGAGTAAATGATGGACATACTTTAAG